CCCTATTGCTTCTGGCGCGTGTTAATGAGCGCCCAACAGCTCAAGAACAAAGTTGCCACCGAAGGTTGGAATGAGAGCTGGGTTGATTATGTCATTGAGAATTGCGGCGAAGAAGGCGACCCAATTAACAACAACAGCAACAACACCAACTTCACCTACAAATCCACGACGTATGACGCGAGTGAGCTCTTTGAAGTGATTTATGGCTACCAGCGTCTTGTCGATGAGGACAACGCTGAAGGCATCTACTGCACAGTTTTCCATAAAGATGTCATCAGCAAGCCTGATGTCGAGGACTACGCCAAGCATGAGTTGCTTAACGGCTACGAAGACTACCCGTTTGTCGTAACCAAGATTAGCGAAGACAACAAACGTCTCTACGACCTCCAGAGTTTTGCAGATTTGCTCAAGGGCATTCAATGGCAGACCAAAGTGGAGCGCGATAGCCGCACAGACCGCAACTCTCTCGCCACACTTCCTTGGATTGAGCATCCAATGGGCTTCCCGCCCAGCGATATTCGTCCCGGTGGTCTTCTTCCCTATCGCCGCCAAGGGGAGATTCGTTATGGCCCAACGCCACAATACAATCCCGGCTCTGTGGAGATGGAAAACACTCTTCTCACGCAAGCCGACAAGCTCATTGGCTTGGACGTTGGCAATCCTTTGGCCACAATTCAACAGCAATACTTCGTTGATAAGTTTTTGACGCACGTTAAGGACGTGCTTCGCTTGTCCTACAAGTGCTATCAGCGTTTTGGCCCAGACCAAGTGTTCTTCCGTGTTACAGGCGTGTCCGACCCGCAGAAGTTCAGCAAGGGCGACCCCAACGAAAACTTCGACATCATCATCAACTACGACGTTCTGCACAACGACCCAGACAATGTGGAAACACAGCTCGGACAGTTTGTTCAACTGATGCAGCTTGATCGTAATGGCCGTATTGACGTTGATGCGTTGCTTGAAATTAGCGGCGCAGCCATCAATCCCGTCATTGCTGACGCAATCCTGCGTCCACGCGAGCAAGCCCAAGAGCAAGTCGTCAAGATGGTCACAGATGACTTGTCCAAGATTTATGCTGGCATTGAAGTGGGTGCCCGTCCTAACGGCGCTCAAGTCGCTATGCAAGTCTTGCAGCAGTATTCACAGCAGCCTGACGTTATGCAGCGTTTACAGCAGGATAAGGCTTTTGCGGCCCGCTTCCAGAAGTATGCCCAGCAATATCAGTTCCAAATGCAGCAAGCTCAGAACGCGCAGATTGGTCGTATTGGTACGGCTCCCGCCGAAATGGGTGGTATGCAAACTCAGAGTATGCAACAAGCCCCTACGGGCATTGCTCCCGGTTCACAACAACAGTAATTCATGGACACTAAGAAACTAGAACAGCTCTCACACAACGAAACTTTTGTTGATTTTCTTGAAGAGATTCACGGTACTCGTGAGTCCCTCATTCAGCAATTGCATGATGTGAGTGCTGATCGTATTCAGCAGATTAGTGGGCGCATTCTTCAATGCGACGAAATCCTTGTAGCTGGTGGATTCAATCAAATCCAGCTTCGACGGATGGGACGATAGTGGAGCCCCCGATAGGGATTGAACCTACGACAGCCAGTTTACAAAACTGGTGCTCTACCACTGAGCTACAAGGGCACTAAGACATTTTTGCGTCTGGTCATAAAATAGCAAGGAAAATCTTTGCTATGATGGCCCTACGCAATCGCTGTGGCGTAAAGTCAGCGGAACACAATAATATGTCTAATGTCGCACCGTCCGCCGCTGGGGACGCTAAACCCACAGTGAACAATGAACAGTCTAATATCACGACGAGTCAGTATGCTATTCGTCGTTTGGGTGAGCTTCGCGCCAAACCCTCTGCTCCTGTAACACAGAAGCAAGAGATTGACGAAGAGCCCACACCGAAGGCCGAGCCAGAGGACAAGGAAGATTTTGAAACGCCAGACTCACAGGAAGGTGGCGAACCTCAGAATACGACCGATGCCAAAGGCAAGGAAGTTCTTTCACAATTTGACCTAACGGAACTGTCAGATGATGACATTGCCGAGCTTGCTCAAAAAGGTAAATCTGGTCTGCTTAAACGCATTGCTGAACTCACAGCCAAACGAAAAATGGCTGAAGAGCGCATGGCGCAAATGGAGTCCTATCTCCAACAACAAAGCAACAAGACTGCCCTTGAGCCAAAGGTAGAGAACAATCCCTACGAACACATCAAGACCGCTGATGAACTTGGAAAACAATCCGAGCAAGTCAACGAGGTCATTGAGTGGGCTGAGGACGTTCTCGACAAAGCTGAGACTCTTGGATATGAGGACATTGCCGCCACAGTGGATGGCAAGGAACTCACCAAGGCTGAGGTAAAAGATCATTTGCGTCGTGCTCGTAAAGCGCGAGACAAGTATCTTCCCGCCCAGCAAAAAGAGTTGAATGCTAAGGAACAGCGCAAGTCGCTACGTTCCGCCTTTGAGAACCAAGCTACAAAAGAGTTGGATTGGCTGTCTTCGCAAGAAGACAACGATGTTCGTCGCCAATACCAAGCAATGATGAGCGACCCACGCCTCAAGAATATTGAGGATGTGATGCCAGAAATTGCTCCGCAACTCCCATACCTGTTGGCACACGCTGCTAACTCGCTGTATGGCCGCAAGCTCATCAATATGGATAAGCCCGGTCACAAGGTCAATCCGCCCGGTAGTCCAGAGTCGTCTGCCGCTCTCAATGAGCGTCCTGCGGCAAAGGGCGAAAAGGCTGTGAAGGATGCCAGAACGCGCCTTATGGACTCAGGAAGCATTAGCGACTTTGTTGCCTTCCGCACCCTCCAAAAAACCAAACGTAAGTAAACTTTTAATACCATGTCTTTTTCAGGCACATTTGATACAACTAATCCGGGCTCCGCTGTTTCTAACCGCGAAGACCTCACAGACGTTCTGACGATCCTCGCCCCCGAGGAAACGCCCGTCCTTTCGTCTGCCGCTAAATCCAAGGCGTCCGCCACCTACGTTGAGTGGACTGTGGACAGCCTTTCGAGCCCCGTCACAACGGGCGTCTCCGAAGGTGCTGACGTTACCTCGTTCACCGACAAGTTCTCTAACCGCGCTCGTCTCGGCAACTATATCCAAAAGTTCCGCCGCGACTACATGGTTAGCGATTTGCAAAACGCTGTTGACAGCGTTGGCCCAGCTAAGATTGCCCAAGCCGAAGCGAAAGCTGTCCGCGAAATCAAGCGCGACATCGAAGCTACCCTCTGCTCCAATAACGACCGCACCGCCGAAGACGGCGCTGGTACGCCTTACGGCCTTCGTGGTCTTGGCGACTGGATTGATAGCGCGGGCCCAGCCGACGTTCCTGCCTCCTATCGCACCCCTGCTGGTTCGATTCAAGGCTCTGGCACGACCTTCACGGAAACCGTGTTCAACAACCTCATCACCAGCATCTTCCGTGTTACTGGCATGAGCAATGGTTTGACGCTTGTTGCTGACACCGCGCTCCGTCGCGTCATCAGCGACTTCGCTCGCACCTCCGGTAGCTCTGACTACTCGGTTCGTAAAGTGATGTACAGCGGTGGCGAAGCCTCCATCAAGCTCTCCGTTGAGCTCTATGAGAGCGACCACGGCATCGTGTCCATCGTGAACATGAACCCTGACTGCGCTCCTGACACGACCAACAAAGACACTGGCTACTTGGTTAACCCTGAGTACTACGGTGTTGCTGAACTCATCCCAACTGGCTCGACCCGTCTCCCCAATCTCGGTGGTGGCGAGCGTGGCTACGTTGACTGCGCTCTTACTCTTATCGTGAAACACCCCGGTGCTCACGGCAAGATTACGGCCCTCACATAATCCCAAGAAAGGAATAATAATATGCCTAAACTCACTGTTAACGAAGGCGCGTTCGGTATGTCCGACGAGCTCATTATTGACTTCGCAGCCTTCTCGGTTGCTAATGCTGGCGTTTTGGCTGACAACGCGACCAAGACATTCACATACGTCATCCCTGCTGGGACGATGGTTACGGATGTCTCGGCCTACCTGATGACTGCGTTCGACGACAGCGGCGGCGGCGATGAGCTGAACGTCATTGTTGGCGACGGCACGGATGATGATGGCTTTCTGACAACTGCGGCCCTGCACGTTGACCAGACAGAAATCACCTTCGTTGCTGACACGGGTGCTTACATCGACAATGAAAACGGCAAGGTTTATACCGTGGCCGACACCATTGATCTGAAGTTCATCCCCAACGTCTCGACTGGTACGGATTACTCGCTCAACGAGCTCACCGCTGGTCAGGTTAAGTTTAAGTTCCGTCTGGTTAGCCTCGCTTAAGCTAGGCCCAGTTCGTGTTAAAATTGGCCACCTCTTAATTGGGGTGGCCTTTTTGTTTTGCATGAACATCATCCATAAACCACATACCTACTCCAAAGAAGAAATTGATAACGAGCTTCTCAATCTCGTTAAAGAAAGTCTTGTTGAGGAAAAGGCCACAGAGTTTGAGCGTACCAATGTAGCTCGCGCACAAGCCTCTGTGATGAAAAATCACAAGAGCATTCCCGGCTTAGGCAAATGTATAGGCGTCATGCCCGGACGTGAGTATTTCCGATTGGTTAAGAAGTATGGCTATGAGACGGTTCACAGCAAAGACTTCATGCGATTCTTCAACCGGAAGATGCCAGAACTCTCCCCTAACAAGGTATAATGCAAAACAAATCATACTCTGACCTGCTGACTCTTGTTCAAGCCCTATCGGGCGTTGATGCGTTCACCACGCTTGAACAGTCCAAGGTGCTGTCAATGGCCAATCGTCGTTTGTACGAAGCCTATGATTTTAGCCCTACTTGGCCACGCTACATCGTAGGGGCTCAGGTTAGGCCAGCCGTCAACAATGTCATTTCCCGCGAGTATGACAATGTTGCTGGCATTCGCGCTTCTTCGTCTGCTAGTAGAAGTGCAACCACGGTTACGATTGTTTGCACAGCCGCAGTGACATTTGCCTCTGGCATGAGTGTTACGATTAGCGGTCTTAGTGGCACAGTGACTCCCAACGGCACCTTTACGGTTACTGGCATTGAGACAACGAACGTGGAGAATGACACGTTCACTTACAGCCTGAGTTCTGGCGCAGGTTCCGAGACTTACAGTGGCACCGCTACCGTGTCTCCCGTTGCAATTGCCGACATTGCTGACTTCAACCGTATCTGGAATGCCAATCCGTTTAGCACTAACGGATTTTGCGAGTATGAGTTCTTTGTTGATAGCGATGGGGCGACGGTCATCAACAACGCCACAGGTAACTCTGGTTTCTGGGTTGGTTACAAGAAGCAATGGCCCGGCCCCTATACGGCCATTTCCACGGATATTCCCTTGGAGTTCTTCTATTACGCCGCCCATGCCACCTATGCCGACTTCTTGCGTATGGATGGTCAGGTTGACAAAGCCATTGCTGAAGAGCAAATTGCCATGAACTATCTCATGCTAGAGTTAAGCAAAGCTCAAAATCAGCGCAATAACAATGCTTTGTTTCGCCGCATTTCTACCTACGTTTCAACACAATCCCGTCAATGAATAACTCCCTCGTTGTTAATCTCTATCCTACGCCAACTGGTGAAACGGACGAACGCCTTGCGGTTAGCACGGCGGTAGTTAGTCTCACGAATGCTTGGTCGTCTGCCAAAACCAAGTATGTCCTCATTGATATTCAGGGCGACGATGTGATGGTTACGTTTGATGGTAGCAATCCTAGCTCCACCAACGGCCATCTGTTCAAGAAACTCACCCCTCCGTTTTTCTGGAACAAGAACACGGCTATGGCAGCTAAGTTCATTCGTGCCAACGCTACGGATGCTTCGGTTCAGGCAACTCCTTTCACCGTCTAATTATGTCAAACTCACGCATAGTTAATGGCCCAATGCAGGTGCTTCCGGTTAGCGGAACATCCATGCGTACCCTTTCGATTGGTGCCACAGCTTCCAACTTCATTGTCGCGGCCCTCAATCCCAACACTAGCCACATCTACTGGACGTTGGAAGGCGCTGACATTCGTCTCACTATTGATGGTTCCACCCCTACCACCACCGCTGGACACATCTTCAAGGATGGCAATAGCGGCATCTGGAGCGCGGGCTGGGCAAAGAACGCCAAAGTCATTGCGGTTAGCGGTACTGGCGTATTCACGATTAGCGAACTCAACTACATTTAACCATGTCCGGCATTTTTGACCAAATTATCAACTATTCTCCCCCGCTGATTGTTAGCGGAACGGTCAATTATAAAGGAACATGGGATGCTTCTGCAAATAGCCCAACCTTAAACGTATCTCCTGCGGCTTCTACCAAAGGCGACTATTACGTTGTCAGCACGGCTGGCACGCAGTTTGGCATCACGTTTGCCATCGGCGACTGGATTATTAGCAACGGAACGGCATGGGAGAAAGTAGATTTGACGGACGCTGTTTCTAGCGTGTTTGGGCGCACAGGAGCCGTTGTTGGGGTGAGCACGGACTATTCAGCTGTTGGCATTACAAACACGGCTATTGGGGCTTCTAGCCCATCTACGGGTGCCTTCACCACGGTTAGTGCTTCTACCCCAATTGCAGTGGCTTCTGGCGGCACGGGAGTTTCTACCTCCACAGGCACGACCAACGTGGTGTTGAGCAACTCGCCGACCATCGTCACTCCAGTCATCGCGCAAATCAACGACGCGAGCGGCAACGAGACGCTAAAACTGGCGTCGATTGCCAGCGCGGTAAACGAGATT